TCAGCTCTGCACGGCAATCTCGTACTTCTTTATCTTGCGATAGAGGGTGGCAATCCCAATCCCCAGCGCCTGTGCGGCCAGTTTTTTGTTGCCGAGCCGCTGCAGGGTCTCTTCTATCATCTGTTTTTCCATGCTCTCAAGGCCGCTCTCACCCGGTACGGCTTCAGGCAGTTTCTCCGGCGTGGCGGCAAGCGGCGCTGTGGCAGGCACATTGAACGCCGCATCCAGGTTGGTCACCGGGATCGACTGGGCCGCCACGCGATGGGGATCCTGATTGCGGATGATGTTGGGGGGCAGCAGGCTGGCGTCAATCACCTCGCCCGCCTGGCTGACGTTGACCAGATATTCGATGAGGTTGCTGAGCTCGCGCACGTTGCCCGGCCAGCGATACCCCTTGAGCAGCGCCATCACCTCGGGCGCCAGACCGGGATAGACGATGCCAATTCGGCTGGTGTGCAGGTTGAGAAAGTAGTGGGTCAGCAGCTCCACGTCCCCTTCCCGCTCCCGCAGTGGCGGCAGGTTGAGGGGGATGACGTTGATGCGGTAGTAGAGATCCTCGCGAAACTTCCCTTCGGCGATGTATTGATCGAGATGCTGGTGAGTAGCGGCGATGATGCGAATATCCACCGGCACCGGTCGGCTGGCCCCGATGGGGGTCACCTCCCGCAGCTCCAGCACCCGCAGCAGCTTGGCCTGCATGGTGAGCGGCATGTCGCCAATCTCGTCAAGGAACAGGGTGCCCTGATGGGCTGCCTGAATAAGGCCCTGCTTGCCACCGCTGGAAGCGCCGGTAAAGGATCCCTTCACATAGCCAAACAGCTCGCTCTCCAGCAGTTGTTCGGGAATGGCGGCACAGTTGATAGCGATAAAGGGCTTGTACTGCCGCGGACTCAGGCGATGGACAGCGCGGGCCACCACCTCTTTACCGGTGCCGCTCTCGCCACAAATCAGCACGCTGGAGGGACTCTGGGCGATGCGGTGCAGCAGTCGCTTGAGGGTGCGCATCGGCTTGCTCTCGCCGATGAGCTGATCGATCCGCACATCCGGATCCGGCTCCTGAACCTGACCGGAGTGGGACTGGTGAAAGGCCATCAGAAAGAGCTGCTGCCCCTGCACATGATGTAGCTGGCCGATGATCAGCTCCTGACGACCTTCAAAGGTAATGATGTGCTGAAGATGACCACTCAACCCCTGTTGGGAAAAGGTGAGCGGTCGGATCCCCACTTCGCGCCCCTGCAGCTGTTCCTGCTGGCAACCCAGATGATGGAGCGCCGCCTCGTTGGCGTAGAGCAGTTGACTCTTGTCATCGAGCAGCAGGCAACCCTGATCCATGTTGGTCATCAGATTGAGGAACACCTTGTTGACCCCGTCCGACAACCCGCGTGAATCGAGCAACTTGGCCACAAAGATGGTGGAAATGTGGCGCACATAATCGCACACATCCTGCAGATTGTTGTTGAGGCGCGCCTGCTGCTCGTCGCTGAAGGCCACCAGACTGATCACCCCGATGCAGCGCTCGTCCACCATGATGGGCACCCCGAGGAAGGCGCGCTCACGGCAGCTCTCCTTGCAGGTACAACCGTCACACACGGGATCATCGCTGGTGTGGGTAACGATCTTCTCCCGCTGATTATCAATCACATAGCGCAGCAGGCGGGAGTCGCCCTCCAGCTGACGTCCGAAGAACTTGCCATAGGGCCCGGTGCCAGCCACCCGAACCATATCGGCATCCACAATCTCGACCTCAAGCTGCAGCACACTCGCCAGCATCTTGGCAAAGCGCAAGATGGTCGGCTGGATCTGCATCAACAGACACTGGTTGCTCACGGATCTCATCCATCATTCCTTTTTGTTCTTGTTATCTTCCCCCTAAAGGGGGTCATGCTGGCCAGATACTAAGGGATATCAGGGGGAACTACTTCGGGAGGGATCACGAAAAGGGAAAATGATCCGTATCCTCCGCGACTTCAGAGGCACAGATAAAATTCAATAAAAACATAAAGATGAAAACACATGCAGCGAGATAAACCACTCGTGTCAGCCAAGCCTGCTGAACTGCGGACTCCATCGACAGATCATGCTGGCTGTGGGATAAACAACCACTTATATGACATTTGGCTCACGCGCCACGTACCTGTTTCAAGACTTGGCACTCATGGTCGAAATCCGCTTTATCTTGCGGCTGAATGTAGCTTTGCCAGCGGGCAAACAGCTCGGCCGTCGGATAACGGTGCAGACGAATACCGGTGCGATAGAGTTTGGGAAAAAGTGGGTCAGGCTGGGATCTCACGACCAGACCGCGCAGCTTCTCGCCAGAGGGAATGGCAATCACCAGCTCATCCCCCTCTTTCAACCGTATGGCCCCCAGAATGCCGATACCGCCGATGGCTATGTCGCGCACCACCACATAGGGCACCGGGTTGAGCAACTCCAAAAACCAGTTGCGACGGCTGCATTGTGCCTTGTAACCACCGCCACTGAGGATAAAACGGCGGTGTCTGCGCCAGTCATAACCGGTAGGCAATGCCGGGTCATAGCGCGATTTTTCCTGCCCCACAGGCTCAGATTGCTCACTTGTGCTCATCCGGTTTCCCTCACTGGCATTGGTTAAACAGTGTCAGTCAGCTCTTTTTCATACTATAGCTGTCGCCGTTAGGCCCGGGGCTAAGGGGCCGGATACGGGGACAACAGATATATCACGGAGGCAATTGTAGCCCGCCGCCGAAAATGAAAAAGGGTTACGGGGAAAATGAAAAGCTATCGGCCCAGTAGTTTATCAAACTTGGTGGCACCGGAATCACTGAGTTTGATAAGCAAGTTAAACCGGCATTAAACCTCTATCTCATAGGTCGGTAAATCCGGCGCCTCTCCTGCCAGCTCCCCTCCCCTGTAAAATGCCTTCTTGCCGATGGCTACCCCGGTGCCCCGTACTGTGACCGTTCCACCCGCCAACGCGGTGAGAGTGGTGGTCGTGGTGCCTACTGCTGTCACGGTACCAACCTGCAAGGGATCAGCGCCCGGTACCAGCTCAAGGAATCGCTTAAACAGGTTCATACAAATCGCTCCACACTCAGTTGCTGGCGCACCGTCATGGCCCTGTTCTGCAGCGCAGCAGAGACCCTGACGCCCCGGTTGTAACCCTTCCAACCGTCCACGGCGAGCAGCGCACCCGGCAGGATCAAGCCGGTATCAGCTGACAACGGCAGTTCAATGGTCTGGGTACGCTTGGGCATGGTCTTGGCCAGCCCCACCACACCCTGGGCACGGGCTGCCGTCACATCACACACCAACGGGTGGGTAATGGTCGGCGCTTGTTGCTCGCCAGCCGTCCCCTGGCGCATCACCCGCGCACTGATGCCCTGATGGCCTCCAGTCACCCAGATCCCGTTGGCGGCATGACCCGGCTGGAAGTCACTGCCCAGGGTAGTAATGATGGCGCGGGGGATCGCCACATCGGCCTGCGCTGTATCGAGCTGCCACGGCACGTTGGGATAACGCGGTTTGATGACCAGATGGCGGTTGCGCTGGTGTGGCAACACAAAACCACCGGCTGCCTCGGCCAGGTACCTGACCACCTCGATCGGGGTCTGGTTGTCCAGGCTAAAGAACCCAGCAGGCACCAACCAGTCAGCCGCTTGCCAATCCAACGTCCAGCCAACAGGCAAGACAGCCGCAGCCAGCTGGGCCATGGTCGCTGCAGCACGCTCACTCACAGCCTGTGCCAATACATGAGTCGGTGAGAGATAAGCGGTACGCGAGCGACCGGTCAGCGCTGCCGACTCGCGGCCAAAGCTCTGGCTCGATTGCCAGCCATCACACACGCAGTCCCATTGCTGACCGTTGATATGAATGCTGACCTCTTCCTCATCGGTCAAGGCAGCCGCCGCGATACGGGGGATTTGAGCACTGAACTGCCATGCCCAGGAGTCGGTATCGAGCTCGATACTCACCGCAGTGGCCGGGATATCGAGCCCATCGCGTACCCGCACGATCTTTGCTGTATTACTCACCAGATAAATCCTCCGGGTTGGAATGACGATTGCCGCATCACTGCCCTGCCAGACGAACTCCAGCTCTGCCGTGTCGCGCTTGCGCCCAAACGCCAGCCGCAGCACCCGCTTATCGGGGCGGATGGGTGGCTTGGGTGGTTCTGGTGGCGGCGTCTTGCCCTTGGGTGGCCACATGGCCTCGTCCCAGCCATCACGCCAGTCCTCTATCAGCGGCTTGCCGTGGTGCCAGACTTGAGCGGCGACCCCCTTACCAATAAGGATGCCCTCTTGCCACTGGTCAGCCTGCCAAGCCTTGTCAAAGCGCGGCGGGTTGGTGAACCCGACCAGGCGCCAGCTGCTGACCGGCGCCGCCTCAACCCACAGGGACTGATTCGCCACATGGCCAGCGGCCAGGCTGTCATAGCCCTGGCGACTCTGCTGGCTGACCGGCAACCCCTCGGCAAAGCGCTGTTGATTCGCCATAAACGTCTGGGGCATCTGCTCGCCCAGCTCAGCCACCTGCTGCTGATGCGCGGCGGCCTGTTGCCACAGGGAGCGACTGGTTGCCCGCTCGGTGCCTGCCTTCTGCCATTCGCTACTGAGGGCCTGGGAATGGCTATCTGCCCGCTCCCACGCATCCCCCATTGCACTGGCAGGGCCCCGGAATACGTTCTGGTCATACTGCCCGGCGAGCACAGGCTGTGGGGCGCGGGATGTGCTGGTCATGGTGCATTCAATGACGAACGCGCCGACCAACTCCCCCCGGCCATGGGTTTGGCTGGCAAGCACCGCATCAAGTACCACAGAGCCGTCCAGCATCGCGCTGGAGCGATGCGGGGCGCCATCCAATACCGATGACAGCACCAGACCCGGTGACGCACTCAGGCGTGGCGGCAAGTTGGTACTATTCAGGATGCCGACCAGACGCACCACGTCGGACTGGTTCAGCTCCAGCTGGCCGTTGATGCTGCGAGCCTTACGCAGCGCTAGGCTGGCATCCTTTCTGGCCATATGGCCCCCCGGTTACGGTTCAGTGATGGTGGCGGTATTAATGCGGATCAGCGCACCGGCAAAAAACTCCGCTGCGGGCAGCTCCAGATCTGCGCCGCTGCCCGGTACCCCTACATCGAGATCCGCCACAAAGGCCCCATCCCGGTCAACAATGCGCCCCCAGGTGGGTGCACCGCTGCCAGTGGCCATCTGCTCGGCCAGGGGTTTCAGGGTCAGCACCCCGCCGCTGATCGTCTTGGCGCAAGGGTGGCTGAACGTCAGCGCCACCAGAGCAAGCTGGTCAGTCGTGGCCGCCCCCGGTGCCGGTTTGGTGCCGGTGTAGATGGTCAGCTTGGCACTGGCCCCAGTGCCCGTATCAATGGCCGTGGCCAATAGCTGGGCGCGACTGGTGCGCAGCCCTTCGGCATAGGAGATCATGGTTAGTTCCTCTGGAAAGCAGCGAATGGGGATGTGATGGCTCCACCGCCAGGAGGGTATGGCTTTGGCATCTGAAAATCCGCCGCCACGGCATTGTAATCCGCAGGGCCAAAGGCGGGGTCATCCTGAGCGACCAGCATATAACGCCGGTTCAACCAGAGGTGATCAAACCGGTACACACCATCTGATTCACGGCTGAAGGTCTCCCCAACCAATTCGCCATCTTGCAGGTAACAAAGTACACGGCGACGCACCCCAACACCGCTGATGGTCACCGTGCTCTCGATAAACCCCTGCTCAGTTTGAACACCATCCAGAACAATAAAAAAGTCTCTGCCCTTGCTGAACAGTGACATTTTTTGCGATGGGAACGCGGCTGATTTGCCCGAAAAAACAGGAGGAATACCAACAAAGCTGACCGGCTGCGGCCAATACTTCTCTTTTGTCTCCTCATTGGCGGCAAGTAAGGTAGGTAGCTTTATGGGTACCAACTGCGGATCGCTATAACTGCTATCAAACTTGAGGCTATGGATCCTCACGTTGGTGTTATAGACAAAAATGGCAGGCATCACCTTGGTTGTATCCGCAATGCCCAGGTAGTCAAACGCCAGCTCGTCATTGATGTAAACGCTGATCTTTTTACCAGTGCCAAGTCGTACCGCTTTCATCCGATAGCGACCACCTATCACCATAGGGCGATAGGTGTAATTACTAATTGGCTCGTTCCCGTTATTCCATGCACCGGCAGGGTTTGAATAGTTCACTCCATACAGTGCCACACCGTTGGATGGCTTGTAATGAACCAACTGCCATAGCTCATCACCATTCCCAGATCTAAGGTGGAACCCGGTGTGAGTCTCACCTGTTGAACTGGCCAGCACCTCAATATCCACCTCCAGGGTAAAATCAAAAACACCAGCGGCTTGTAACAGAGAGCCAAACTGGAGGCGCCACTGACCATGGATATTGCCGCTGTTGTTGATGAGATCAACCGCCTTCTCTGCCGCTCTATAGTTAACACCGACCGGTGTCGCCCCCCCTTTAGCCGCAGCAAGAGCAAAATCAGCAGGCGGCGCTACATCAAACGATTCTTGAATGTTAAGCGTCATGACTTACCTCCATGGGCCAGTCAAATCAAAGCCAAACATAGCGAGAGGCTGGCCACCAAACGTACCCACCAAAGACTCGGAGCGGGTCGCATCCAGAAAGCGGACTATCTTGCCTGGGATAGCTGGCAGGTTTCGGTAATTGCGGTTTATCAGGCTGGCTTGGGTGGTAAATGGCATCACAATGCCCGGCATACTGCCACGCAAAACACTTCCAGCCGCCTCCATGACCAATAACGGATCAGCAGACACATAAAACGCATTATCTGCGGGGTTTGGGAATGGCAGTCCTGAGCCCCATACCGAAAAAATGCCAAGGGTCTGAAATGCGATAGAACCAAACATCTGATGATAAGGACGCGCTAATTGCTTGTAACCGTTATTACCGTTCACGGGCAGAATGTTGTAGTACATAGACATGTTCCAACCATCCTGCCACTGCCTACTGGTGTTGCCAGTTCCATTCTCTGGGTAAAAGGCCAGTGCAGCATGGTAACGATCTCCAGGCCGAACCGTCTTGATATAGCCAAAGTAAAGTAAGCTGCGGCCACCTGTAGCCCCATAAGCCGGGATGAAATAAAACATCTGGCTATCACCAACAAGATCCCAGCGCTTATCGCCAAAGCGACCAGTGCAAGGCCATGCCCAGGCGAACGCGGTAGTAAAGGTATTGATATCTATCACATCCTCAACCATGGCCACCTTTGCCAACCATTGGTTGTTGGCCGCCCATCCGGTATAGGCGCTGTTGTCAATGCGCAGGGATATATTGCCTGACGCGCTAACATCGGTTGGCCGCACGATGAAGATTTTCCCATCCGGGCTCTCATGGGTGATCGTCCAACCCAGCGGAGCAACCTTCACCATCATGGTGCCAGTGCCTGGGCTGCCGGGGTTCCCTCCATCTATCTCGAACCAGACGTTATTTGAATCGACCTGCATCACTCGATGCTCACCGTTGTAGGCAACTGGGGTCACACCTTCAACATGGATCACTGAATCTTGCTGGTACTTATGGCCACTCTGAAAATTCGCTTTTGCCCAACCTGTCGCCGGATCAAATGTGATACTGGTCGCTTGCAACTGGCCAAAGCCTGTAACCAGCACAGCCTTGATCAAAGCGGTTAAGGCTCCTTCTGTGGTGTCACCCAAACTCGGGGCGCCCTGCATGCTACTGTGAAACCACTTCACCGGATAAACAGCCATATATCTACTCTCCATGGCGGGGCGCTGTGCCCCACAGCCAAAAAGTGGTGGGGCGCTCTCTGAGAAAAGAGTGCCCTGCCCGGTTTGTTAACGGTTGACGTTGCCCCTGAGCTGGGCTTCGAAACGGTCGGTATCCACCGCTGCCACCGACTGCAAGATGGTGCGGATAAACCAGATCGGGTAATTGGCGGCGTATGTGTTGAACCGCAGCACGTTGCCCACAGCCCAACCGGCGCCCCAGCCACGCCGGTCAAGCCTGAAATAGGGCTGGCCGTTGTTGGGGTTGATGGGGGCAAAGTCGGTATTCACGTCCCCCACCGCAATTTGGCCCACATGCTCGCCGACCAAAATAAACGTGGTGGTGGTCTGGAAGATGATGGCCCAGCGCTCTTGCAGGGTCGCCCGGTTGGTCACCACGATCGGGAAATCCGTGTCGTTGTATTCCGCCGTGCAGGGGTCGCCAATCAAAAAATCAGACCAGTTATTTGTCCAGGTGCGTTGGTCGAACAGCGCCCCATAGCGAGCCCACAGGTCACCGATAATGAGGGCGCTGGAGACCAGGGTATCCGCCGCCTCATAGTTGTGACTGAGGGGTCGTGCCAGGGTGATGCGGCCTGATATCTCCACATCGGTGGCCAGGCTCATATCCTCAACCCGATGAACCACAGCCAGCGGCTCCACATAGCCAGTCAGGTTCAGTGGGCTGGCCAAGGTCACCATCCCGCTGTTCATGTTGACGCTGTAGAGCTGCGGCGCCAGCTCCTTGCCGTTCTTGTCCTCCACCCGGCAATAGGCCAACCGCTCGCGCCCGGTATTGAGCTGTTGCCCCGCCTGCACTCCCATGGGGAAGGCGCTGCGCTTGGTGGAATGCACCACCACGATGTAGCCCTTGCGGATGAAAGGCACCCGGCCATCGGATGGCAGACGCACCGGATCCAGCTTGATCAGATCCGCATCGAGCGGCAGATAGCTATAGACCACCGCATTAAACCGGATGGTGTCAGCCACCACCGACAAGGGGCGCCAGATCTTGCCATCGACCACCATATCGGGGTCGTACCAGGGTTTACCCTCATTGCCCGCTGCCGTTACCAGGCGGCCAAAGCGCACCGATACCACCCCGGTCTGATAGTCCACCTTGCCGGTTACATCCTGGCTGGTGATGGTGCCATCGCCGCTGGCGGTCACCTCAAACCGGCGCCCGTCTGCGGTGTTGCCACTCAGGTAGAGGCTGGATGGCGCAATGGGTGCCCCCGGCGTTCTGAATGTCACCTCGTCCACCGTCTGGGCCACCAGGCTGGTGACCAGCGAACTCAGGGCAGGTACGGGCGCCGCGCCGGGGTTCCAGACCGTCACGGTCGCCTTGCCGGTGGCATAATCCAGCGTCCCGGCCTGCTCACCGGCCCCGGTGGATGGGTCGATGTTGCGATAGAGGATCCCCTGCCTGTCCACATAGACCGACCCACCCAGGGCAAAGCGCACTGAGTTGGCCAGGATCGCCTCGCCGTTGCGCGGGGTGATATCCAGCACCAGCGGGGTGGCCTTCACGGTGTCTTGTCCCGCGCTGCTGGCGTTGTTGCTGCGGTACTCCACCTCGACCCAACCACTGTCGTCCACCGGGAACAGGTAGGCGGCCTGCACATAGTAGATTTCAACCAGTGTCCAGCGCTGGCGGGCAATGGTGTTGCCGTGGCCATCGCCATAGGTGCCGATGGTGCGCCACTCATAGCGGGTTTTCGGAATGCCGCCCTGGCCATCCGGCTTGATAGTGATCTGGCCGGTGGTGTAGTTGACGCTGCCCCGCTCCACCCCTGCCGCATCCAGCAGCTTGCCCGCGCCGTTGTCGCGCACACTGATGATCGGGTCACGGGTAGCGATCACCAGTTCGGTGTCGTCCTTCACATCCTCATAAAGGGCATTCCAGCGCAGCGAGACCATTCTGGGGGTCAGGTTCTGCTTGGTCAGCTGCATGGTGATCGTCCCGTCCGGGTTGCGGGCCGGGTAGTCAAAGCGTTGGGTATCCGGGTCGCCGTACTGGTAAACAACCTGGAACTCCTGGCCGCCATCGGGCAGGGTCGCTACCCGCAGGGCCAGATCGCCGGTCACATAATTGATGGTGCCGGTGGCATCGCCGGTCAGCTGACCCGCCCCGTTGTCGATAGCGGTTTTGGTCGCGCCACCGGCTTGCCAGGTCAGGGTCAGGCTGTTTGGGGTGATCCCCTCATGGGCCAGCTTATGGGTCAGCTGCACCGGATCCAGCACCATGCTGGCGCGGTTTAGGTAAGAGACCTTGGTACCCCAGCTGAACATGATCGCGCTGTTCACATCCGGCAGCGCCCCCAGGGTCAGCACCACAGATCCGGTGGTGAAGTTGAGCAGGCCAGAGCCATAGGATTTGTCCTGGCCAAACAGCTCCCCGCGCCCGTTATCTTTCAGGTCGTACCATTTACCCTGGGCCAGATAGCTGACGGTCAGCGAACCGGGGCAAGGGGTGGGCAGCAGGGTCGCGGTGTAGGCATAACCCCGGTTGTTGGCGGCGATCTGGATCTGGGCCGTGTCAGCGATGCGCGATGGCATCACTGCCGGGCGAAAGCTCACGGTTTTGCTGGCCGCGCCATAGTTCGGGCACTGGCTGTTGAAGGTCAGCAGGCCGCGCCCGTAGTCGATAGCCCCCACCACGGTACCGACCAGGAACAGCTCGCCGCCCTTGTCGGTGATCACTGCCGCACCGATGGTGACCGATACGCTGCCCGGCATGGCACCAATCCCCAGGAACAGCCCTTGGCTGGGGCTGACCGGTGAGGTGGTGGTGAAGGTGTGGGGACTGCCCACCCCGGATTCCAGCAGGGCGCCCAGCTCACCGGCTGCGGTCAGATCCACCACCGGGGTTTCACTTCTGGCACTGGGTACCAGCTGGGTGAAAATGGTCTTGGCCTGCACCCGCATGGCCCCCAGCGCCGCATCCGCCACCAGCTTGGTGGTCGAAAAGTAGTTGGCGGCATCGGCCACCACGGTTTCCCGCAGGGTGGTCTTGGTGGTTGCCTGGTCATAGGGGCTGGGCTGCTCCCCTTCAAAGGTGTGACGCAGCGGGTCAGTGATAACACAAGTGACAACGTTGCGGGTGAACTCGCCCTGGTAGCCAGCCACCCCGAACTTGCGCAGCTCGGCGGTTACCCGGTCAACCCGTACATACTGCTCAACCTCGTTCCCCTTCCCTTCGTTGCCGACCAACACCAGCACCTCCCCGACCTCCGGCAACCGCACCTCAATGCGTTGCAGGATGCGGATCGCCCGCTGCCCTTCCAGCTGGGTATCGTAGAGCACCCCCTGCCACTTCGGGCCTCGGGCCTGATAGCGCTCCAGGGTGTTACGGGCGTTATCGCGGGTGTCGTTGTGGTCTTTGGTGGTCATCAGCGTCAGGTTTACACTGGGGTCACTGGGCGGCAGCAGCACCATGGCATTGGCGCCATAGTAGGTGTCGGTGTCGTCCGTCTGCACCGCCAGAAACGCCTTGCGCATATTCACGGTGCCATAGGCCCGATCCATATCGCTGACATCAGGGAACAGGCTGTTATGGTTGCCGCTGATGATCTCGCGGCCAGTGATGCGACCACCGCCGTCATCGGTATCAACCAGGCGCTGGCTGGCCAACAGCACAATATCGCCAGAGAGAATGGTCATGGGGTTACCTCTGTGAGATTCAGGGTCAAGGCATAGGGGTCGCCCCCTTCCGGGTCGGCCATCTCGATCAGTGGCATGGCCACCACACCAGGGCGGCGCCACACCACGGTGCGAGCAACACCATCGAGCAGGGTCAACGTCATCAGCCGGGCCACCTGCGCCTCCAGCACCTTGATCTCCTGCACCTTGGCGCGGGAGCAATGCCCACTCAGGGTCAGCGGCCGCCCCTCGGGCTTGGCGGTCTCCTCCACCAACAGGGCGCCACTCAAGGTCGGGGTCACCACCTGCTCGACCGGTGCCCACTCGAACTCGTCGCGCCAGACCAGATCATCTGGCAGCAGCACGCTGTTTAAGGTCACGTTCATTGGCGAAGTCCTTGCTGTTTAAGAAGGGAAATCAGGGCATTCGCATTGGCCTCATCGGCCTGCAGTTCGGCCGTTTCCCCTGCCCCTTTGAGCTCTATTGTGATCCGCTCGGACAAGGGCCTGCGTGTCCCAGGGGTGTTGGTGCTGGGGGTAGATGGCGCGACAACCGGGGCCGGTGGCTGGGCGGCGGCCTGATTGGTTTTGGCACTCTCCTTGGCCAACGCTTTGTTGAGCTCCTCTTTGAGGCGGGCCTGCATCGCCTCCATCTCTTTTTGGAACTTCTCGCCGTAATACTTGCTCCACTCGCTGTAGGCCGGAATATCCTTGACCTTCTGGCTGTAGCGGGCCAGCTCCTCCTCCACCCCGGCCAGGGTATTGGCCAGCCCCTCGGCATTGCCGCGCAGGCTATTGATATCCACGCTCTTGTAGTAGAAAGAACCGGCATTCACGGTGCGGGTGATATCGCCTCGACCACCGCCCCCGCCGCTACTGGCAAGGCTGGCATTGGTCTGCTTGGCTTCATCCTGTACCCCTTTAAGTCCTGCCCGCATCGCATCGGTGGCCCCTTTGGCCCGAGCGGCAGCCTCGTCAAAACCATCACCAATGGCCGCGACTGCCTGCTTGGTATCACCACTCCCCCCTTTCACCTTGGCCATGGCATCGGCAGCGATGGCCATGGAGCGGGCCAGCGCATCCCCGGTGATCTTGCCCTGGGCGGCCAGTTGCTTTTGTCGCGCGATCACCGCATCGATCTCGGCGGTCGTCTTGGCGCTGTTGTAAGCTGCGGCCAGCGCCTCCTCGATGGCGGCGCTACTGGCACCCGTGTGCGCCACCAATACATCCAGGGCGCCGATGGTCTTCTGAAAACCCTCACCGATACGACCATTGGCCCGTTCAAAGTCCAGCCCCAACGCCTCAAACGCCTTGGCCAACTTGGCTGGGCCATCGGCGGCGGTTTGCTTGGCAACCGCATTGATCTCGGCCAGATAGTCACGGGTACTCTTGGCCTCATCCCCCAGCGCTTTAACGGCTGCGGCGCCTTGTCGCCAGCTTCCAGCGGCCTCGTCGTAATGCACCTTGCCCTCGGCGACCAGGCGATCGAGATCCGCCATGCTGGTGATGGTAAAACCCAGCTCCGTTGACAGGGCGGCAAACTGACCATTGAGGCGGGCCTGAGTCTCGGAGCGCAGCGCTTGCGCCTCCCTGAGCGCCAGCTCAGCCTGCACCAGCTGGCGCAGGGCAGAGGCGAACTGGGTGATCTGGATGATGGACTCGACCGCCACGGCGGCCAGTAGCCCCTTAACGGCAGCGCCCAGCACCCTGACCCCGATGGCAGCACCGGCTGCTGCCGTGCCCGCCGTCGTCATACCGCCTGCTGCTGTCGCGGTCGCCACAGGCATGGCAATAAACTGGGCATAGAGGCTGCGCAGCTCACCAATCCAACCCGCGATTTTCATGCCGACCCACGCCTGAGCCAACACGGTCAGCGCGGTGCGCCACTCATAGAAGGTCTGGATCAGCGACTTGAGGGTTTCCCCCATGGTGATAAAGCCATCGGAGAGGCGCTGCGCCCACTCCTGCAGGCGACCATCATTGGCCATCGCCTCAAACTCGGCATTAAGGTTGGCCAGCTGGTTTTTGAGCCAGGCCAGCGCCCCGTTCTCGGCCACCATCCGGTAAAACTTGGCGAGGTTGTCCTGGGCATTGGAGATAAGCCCGGAGAGCAGGCTCATGTTGTCGGCAGCAGCCCCGCGCGATTGGCTGGCAATCTCGTTCATCAGGGCAGAGATGGTCTCGCGGCCCAGCTTGCCTGCCTCAGAGAGCTTCTGCAGCTCGGCGGTATTCTTGCCGGTCACCTGTTCCAGCATCTGCCAGACCGGCACGCCCCGCTCAATCAGCTGCAGGATCTCCTCCCCCTGCAGCTTCTGCTTGGCCCAAGCCTGGCCAAGGGCCAGAGAGATGCCCTGCACCTCTTCAAAACCGCCGCCCAACTTGAACGCTTGATCGACAATCCCCTGCATGGCACCCGCCATGGGGTCGATGCCGAACGCCTTGAGACGCACGAATACCTGGGTGACTTCACTAAGCTGCAGGGGGGTGTTCTTGGCAAAATCCTGGATCCAGGCTGACGCCTCTTTGCCACCAGCAATCGACCCCATCACCGCCTTGAGCTGCACATCGAGGCGCTCGGCCTGATCGCCAGTCTGGAACATGGCGAGCAGTTGAGTCGTCAGGGTCTGGATACCAAACCAGGTACCCGCCAGCGCCACCAGGCGCCCAGTCAGGCTGCCGATGGCCCCCTGCAAGCCACCGGCCTGCTGACTACCCTGACCTAATCCACGCCCCAGCCGCTCGGTCTGGGCGACACTCTTGGTCAGCTCACGCTGCAAGCGCAGCTGTTCCTGGGCAAGGTTCTTGGTATCGAGCCCGGACTGCTTGAGCCCTGCGTGCAGGCGGGTATGACTGGCGGATTGAGCGACCAGCTGGCGCTCCAGCTGCTTGACCTCGGAAGTCAGCAACCGCTCTTGTTCGGCCAGTGCCTTGGCAGCGCCACTGCCTGCTTGTTGCTCGCGGCGCAACTGCTCCAGCTTGTCACGGCTAAGCACTGTCGCCAGTTCGAGCTGGGTCAGGGCAGCTTTGGAGTCATTGAACTGCTGGATCAGCGCCTGCTGGCGGCTTAACGATTCGAGGCTCTCGGCCAATTGCGCCGTTTCGGCGGCCGTCTCGTCCGAGATCGGGCCCAGCTCCTGCACCTCACCCGCCAACGCGGCCAGGTCTTCCCGACCGGTGACCTTGGCCGCCAGCTCCAGGGCAAGTTTGAGGGTGGAAGAAGTGGACATGGGGCATTCCGATCAGATTCAGATATGCCCTATTGTGAAGAAATGGCAGAATAGGAGGGTTTATGGCTAATTACTGAGAATTAATGAGGGAATAATGAAGCTGATAGATAATATGTCGCTTAAAACGAAATGCTATCTTGGTGGACTCACAGCTGCAGGGCTGCTGACTCCTTTCATTTTCTACTTTTATATTTTCGGTCCCCAGTCAGGCTATAGCCTCGCTCGTAATGATCAAGCATGGGCTAACTTTGGCAGTTTTATTGGAGGCACTCTCGGCCCACTACTCTCTGCTTGCGCTTTCTACGGCGTTTGGGCCACTTATAAAGTACAGCGAGAACAACTGACCATAGCTAAAAACCAAGGCATTTTAGATGAGCTGCAGCGCTTAATTAGCAATCAGCATCAAACTATAGAACTTATGTTACAACAATTAGTGTACTGTTCTTTTCCTTTAGAAGACACACGGAAGATGACAATCCAAGAATACCTTTTAATGTTTATGAACTTAAAGTCAAAAACAAATGAAAGCCTTAGTCCTATCAGAGCAAATAATATAACCCATCGACTTAGCTGCATGGATGATGTTTTTCCATACAGAGAAATAAAAGAGATCACAAAGATACTAATAAATACAGATGAGATTTATGAGGAATATCTCTCATGCGGAGGGTCATCGAAAGTACTGAAATTCTATGTCAAAGAACATCGACTACTAATTGACTGTATCATTTCAACCACGAAGTTCGCTGATGATTTATTGCCACTAAAAAAACGGCAAAATGAATTTGTATAAATATTGAAAAACACTCCCCCAACCTGTTACCAGATGCATAAACAGCAACTAAAAAATGATATATTACATTTATGATTTTATATCAACTGACACTTTTAAAACTCTATAATAAATCTGGAGTCTATCTATATGGATTATTCAGCCCTCATCGCATTCACTACCTTCATTGCTGGGGTTCTTTTGAACCCAGTGATAAAAAAGTGGGATTATTTATTAAACACCAAACAACACAATGAACGCCTATACATAGAGATTGAGGATTGCTGTTCATATCTCGAAAATATAATAATAAGTCATTTTGATTTTTTGTATCACTTGGAAAAAAACAAAAATGAGAATGGTTTGATTAACTTAAGCAATCCGATAGTGGTGCCTCTAGTTGAAAAATATGACACTAAATTCATTCATACTTTTTACTGCGAAGCATTAAAAATGCTTAATCCAGCGCAAAGAAACACTATCAAAATAATTGATGGTTCTGTCCTAATGTTGGTTGAACAGTCAGAGTCTTTGCGTAGAGACATTCAAGATGAATGTTATTACAACACTCGTTCTATCAGGAATATAATATCTAAATCGTGCTATGTATATTACCACTTGCATAGAATGAAAATTGAGAAGGAACGTTATACTGGTAGTTCATCACTAAATTCTTTTGATTCAACAAAGCACGTGCTGCTTGCCTTTGGCTACTCAATGGAGTCCATTGAGATTGCGAACCCTCTTAAGACAATGTTGTCTAAGGAACAAATAGATACCCTATCAAAAGCAAGTAATCAAACTCACTCTATTTCAGGTTAAGGCTATAGATACTATTAATTGATAGATATCATAGAAATCTCGAGACAATATAAAATAGCATGACGGCGGGCTCCTCCCGCCGCTTTCCGTTCTCTTTGTCTCTAATCTACGGCTAACAACCTTCCCACTTTTACAAGTTAACTGTCATTTCTGACAGTGGCAAGTTGGCCTGGACGGTCAAAACTTAGATTTACTTGTGTTGAAAGGTATGGGCGGAATGCATCAATTTGGCATCTGGCATGAAGGGGGGCACCACACCATACAAGGGCTGCCGATCCTGAAACATCTATTGCGCTCACTCCATGGCGATGTGATGGTGCGTTATGTCTGCCGTGCCGATACGTCTTGTACCTTGTTTCTGACCATCAAAGATGGCGTACCGTACCAGAAGTTCAAAGAGGGTACTCCGCCTCTGGACTGGCAGTGGTTAGAGCAATCCATCCTGCCCCTTTCAGCCTCATCCCAACCACTGGTCATGATTAAGCGACTGGCATTGCGTTAAAACCAAGTTCCCAAACTGGTATGCTGCGCCAGCGATATGGTGTAGCACATGATCAAGTGATGACTAGATGACGGATTTTTAATATTTTCAGAAGCTCATCACAGGAAAACGATAAATATTTAATTACGATTCATTTGTATACATCTCTGATTACATCCTTATACCTCAAAAATAGGAATCATCGTTTGGATACAATTAAAATGGCAACAATTGCGGGAAAAGTTGCTTTTGCCACGATAGTCCCTGGCTATGTCAAAGCAATCTATTCCGCACTATCAGACTCTCAAGATGAAGTAAAGTCAGCGGAATCAAAGGGGCTCGATACCCTAACAGAGGAAGCGAACAAGCAGCGTATCGTCATGGAGTTCCAGGCTCATCAAGCTCGAGTTGCCCAAGAGCTTGCTATCGCAGAACGAATAGCCTCATCTCACGAAGTTCAAATTGAGGAATTTTATGACGGTTCTGGAAAAGGCAGTCTAGGCCTGAAGACTGAGGGAGAGTCCATCTCTTTAGGTGCAAGTGGTGAAGGTCGACGGGTTACAAGGCGTATTATTCGATTCACTGGTTGTGGGCCTGTAGAAAGAACTGTGGACGATAAAATCATTCAAGTCGAAACAGAGCTGTAGGCTAAACTCACAAGAAAATGTGAGCGGATATTCACAATTGAGTTCAAAACGGCGGTTTTTCCGCCGTTCTTCAATCCGATACTACACTGCAACACAGCATAGAAAGTGTTTACAACTCTAGAATTAATCGACATAATGTTCAGCTGAGTGTTTTTAGGCCAACATCTGTTGGGGTCTCCCAAGAAGGGCTAACATCCTTCGCGCTTTACAACGTTGCGGTTCTTTTACTTCTATCTGCCATTCGTTTTTTCGGGTGTTTTTTGAGCGATATAACTTTAGCTCCAGATAATTTTAGAGAGGTGTCTATGACTCAACGTTTTTTCACAACATTTAAAAAAATCACTGGCTGTGCAATCGAAACCGCATGGGCCGCACTTGTGAGCGTTTGGGCTGGTAGCCTGTTGACCTAAAAGCACTCAATCTCATCAGAAAAACGGCGAGTATCCCCGCCGTATTTCATTCCCCTGCCCCCCCAATCCTCACACAGTCACCGGCCGATCTACATAGAAGGGGGCGGTTTCACCATCCACGGCCAGCAACTCTCCCTCCAGCTCGATCTCGATGGGCTTATCGCTCATAAAGTCCACCGCCTTCTTGGGGGATAAACTTGCACGGGGCACCGTCAGTTTGATGGCCTCGCCGCTAACGATACTGCGGCCATCGAGCAGCAGCCGCGCCTTGATCTCCGGCTGGATGTTGCCCGCGATGCGGGTACCGGTCACCGCGTTATAGGTACCGCTGACCGTCAGGCTGCCGCCATCGGCTACCGAGCTACCTTTCACCGCTCGCACCAGCCCGAGCGCATAGTTGACCTCGATATCGGTACCCACCACCAGCGCCGTGGCCCCTTCCTTGATGGCCAGACCGGTTGCGGCAATATTGCTTTTGCCCAGCTGGGCCCACTTCGGCCAGGCGGGCAGAACGACCTGCAGATCAGTCAGCGTTCCGGCCCCCTGATTGATGGGGCTCTCCAGACCCATAAAGGCAGCGGCCAACAGCACAGGCGGGATCTCGGTGGTCTTGATGGTGACCATGGCAGGCTTGGGAATGTGGTAGTTCTCCCGCGCCTGACCATACTGGCCCTTGCGCTTGCTGGGAATGGAGATCTTCTGGCTGTCGGGTTTCACTTCCAGGCTATCCACATCGATGGGGCCAATCACCCCAGCCGAGACCCCGTTGGTAAAGGTCTCGATAAAGAGATCCCCTTCCAGGTGCAGTGTTTCGCTCATTATCGCTCTCCTTTAAATTTCACTCGGGTAGTAAAGGCAAGCGGCAAATAAGCCGCACCGCCGCTGTAACTGGGTTTGACCGGTGGGGTGACCCGGCGAAAGGTGCTGTCACCACATGCTCGCCCACTGACGGCCTGCAGGATGCGAGCAAGCCACACTCCGGCACTGACCTCCCTTGGGCTGGCGCGATGTACCAGCACCAGCAACCAGAGCTGATCAAAGCTGCTGGCTCGGCCTGACTGGGTACCTTCGCTCTCACGTTCGCCCTGATAGACCACATGCACCGCCGGACTGTGCTGGCCCAGATTGGCGATGGCCGCCACATCGGTGGCCACAAACACCTCCTTGAGCCCCGCAGGTTTGAGGGGGGCCAACAGCTCGCGCAGCCGCTCGCCCGCCTGCAGGTAGTCGAGTTCGGTACCAGACGGGTTGGCGGGTTGGCTCATAGAAAGCCCCCCTTGTCGCGCCCCTGACTCCGGCCAAAGACGCGCCCATCCGACTGCAGTTGAGCCAGATTCTGGCTCTCCAGGGTGGCGCCATCGGATGCCAACCCCAGCGCCAGCTCCCCCTTGCCAACCGATTTCAGAAAGGCCAGGGCCGCCTCATTACGCTTGGCTATCTGCTCCGGGGCCTGTTCACCATAGAGACGGTGACGGGCGATATCGGCACAGATAGGTACCAGGGCACTCGGGATATGGGCCAGCGGCAAGGGATAGCGGCCCGCCAGATAGCCATCGATCAAGGCGCCTGCATCCTGCAGGGCGATGGTGATGGCCGCCTGATCCAGCTCACCGGTCGGCGTCATGGCCAGGCGCAGCAACTCGGCCTCGCCAAAGCGGATCACCATGTCATTGACGCTGGCATACATATCACTGCTCTCCGTTCTGGCCGGATGACTGCTCATCCTTGACCGGGTATTGCACTTCGGTCGCGGCGATCGCTGTCACCAGTTCGGCCTTCTTGAGCTTGGCCGCCTCCGGGATACCCATCTGCAGCGCCAGCTCGCGCAGCTCATCGACCTTCATCTCGGCCAGTGGCGTGACCTTGCCCGCCTGGGTGGCGTCACTATTCTGGGTGGCAACACCGGCCAGATAGCCCGAACCGGTCAGGACGCCCAGTGTTGCGTCCAGATCCCCAGGCGCCGATGGTGCATCACCTGCCTGAAGGCTGGTGTCTTCAGCCAACCGGACGACCACCAGACGCGGGTCGTTCTCCAGGGTCGCGCACTGCTCAGGCGACACAACCATCTCAGACTTGCCCGGTGCAATCGGCAGGCCCGCACGGAAATAGTTCTGACGAACCATTGAACCTGTTTTGCAAAGAATGCCGACTCGAATAGCCAGTTCCATCTCTTGTTCCATCTCATGTTGTCCTCGTCGAATCTGATAGAGAGGCTGTTTAAACCGAGGGTTAAACAGCCACAACACAGGGTTAGAGGTAGTCAGCCACCACCAGCTCCAACTTGCCTTTCAGCTCGTTGCTGCTGCTGTTCGACAGCTCTCGCTCCAGCATCTGGGTCGCCAGCTTCTCAAGGGAGGGGTGTACCACCAACATGGTGGCCTTCACCCCGAGCTTGCGGCCGCCATCAGCCTGAAACTCCCGCATCTTGGAGTAGGCATCCCACAGGTTGTCGGGGGTCAGCGCTCGCTTGTTGGCAAAGGCCAGCTGCCAGAAGCCAAAGCCTGCGGCATCGCGGCAATCGACCCCGTAGCGGAACTCCTTGCGGGTGAATACCGCCTCGTCATCGATCTTGGTCATGGCAATCAGCTGCGGTGACTTGCGATCCTGGAAGATGACCGGCTTGAGGGCGCGGCTGGTATCGAGCAGGAACCAGGGCTCCCCCTGATAACCGGCATCCACTACCACGTTGGCAGTCAAAACAGGGGTACCGGTGCCATCGGCCTTGGGATAGACCGGGTGATCGGTGTCGAAGAAATACTGGCCGTCATAGCAAGGCGTGGTGAAGCCAGCACCGAGCAGACCGAAACAGAGCTCATCGGGGTGAATGCCCGCCGAACGGCCCATCTCGGCAAACATCGGCGCGTAGATACCCAGCTCGTCATCTTCGATATCGTTGCGATCGACGCCGACGGTGGCCTCGAAGTCTTCGTTGACGATCTGGTAACCGTGCGCCTTCATCGACTCGATCACCCGATCACCGACCCACTTGCGCAGATTGGGGAACTTGCCCAACCAGCCATAGGTATTGGACTTGGTGGTCGATTTGATCACGGTGGCGATCTTGGTGTACTGGGCAGGCGCTTCACTCTTGGCGTCTTCAAAGTTCTTCTTGAAGCCGGTGAAGAGGGACTGCAACAGCGCGGGTGTAATCATGGCCATACGGGTGTTCCTTCTCTGGTTAAACAGGTTGGTCTGGCGGTCGCGTTCGTCCGATTACGCCGCTGCGCGGCTAAGCGAACCTACCGGCCTTTTGCCTTGGCAAACTCTTCGTAACTGATACCGAGCTGGTCGGCGGCATACTTGTCATCCGCCGAGAGCACCGCATCCCCCTTCTTCTCTGGCAGGGTCACCTGGGTGGTCTGGCTGGCGGACAGTGCGGCAATCGCCGGACGGGGATCCAGCAACGCCTTGAGGGCAGCTACCCCTTTCTGGGCGGCATAGGCGGTCAAATACTCCTCTTCGGCGGCTACCACCTTGCCCTGGGTACGGGCTTCCTTGATCAAGGTCGCGGCATCCGTGGTCTCAACCTTGGCGCTCAAGGTGGCGACTTCCGTCACCAGGGCGTTATAGGTCGCCACCGGTACATACTTGGCCAGGTCAATCTGGCCACCCTGCCCTGTGGAGACGGTCGCCTTGAGCGCGGCCAGCGAGGTGCGCTCAGCAGTGAGAGCTGCCTCCAGCTCCGGCGCCTTTTTGGCAATGGCCTGCAGGGTATCCAGAGCAGCCAGAGCGGCAGTCCCCTGCTCGGCGGTAAACTGGCCATCGGCACCCGGCTGGATGCCGAGTTTGCCGAGCAGCGCGATCAGGTGTTCGTTCATGGATTTCTCCTGTTGTGCAACATGGGATGAGGTGGCCAGCTGGCCGGGTTGGGTAGACATAAGGCTTGAAGCGGGTAATGCACTCAAAGCGGCAAGCGCCTGCATGCCCACCACACCGGGATCATTGGTAATGGCGGTCATCCGCAGTTCCAGCGGGCGGCCCTGGGCGTCATAGGGAAAGACGGCAGAAAGGAATCGGTACTCTTTGGCAGCCACCAGGGCGGCAGCCCGCTCCGTCCAGCGCGGCTTGATAAAGAGTCCCTGCCCTTCGCGCCACTCAATTTCGTCGGCGTTGTACCAACCGGCCGCAGGGGCTGGCTGGCCGTTCTGGTCAGTCTTGAGAGTCTGGTGGTCGTAATCGATCAGGATGTCTTGCCCAAGGGCTTTGGCACGGGCAATCAGGGCAGCAGCGATCTGTCCGTCAAGTTGCCAGTGGCCACTCGCCACATCGAACGGGCGACCATCACGGGCCTTGAACGGGCCGACCGGCAGCAATTGGTACCAGCCATCGCCTTGAGGGGTGAGCTGCGCATCGAGCACCGCCAGCCGCTCCCCGCTGACGGGGTTGGCTTGGAGGATGGCCACGAAGGGCGCTGAGTATGGAGTCTTGGATATGTTCATGCCGCCATAGTGCGGCGGCATGACTAGCTAATGTGTGTATGGTAGATTAGTGAAGGGATAACTCACTGATGCTAAAGGAATAAGCCTTGAAAACAATTTGCTTTGTCAACATGAAAGGCGGCGTGGCAAAAACTACTCTTGCTATTAACTTTGCCGATTGCTTAAGACGCGTGCATGGAAAAAAAGTAGCGCTTATTGATATTGACCCTCAATTTAATGCAACTCAATGCCTTTTAAGCAGCGCGCAATACATACAACACCTCCAATCTGGAGGTGATACCATATTAAGTTTGTTTGATAGAGATGAGTCACCACAGGTCAGTGTGTTAGCAGGGTCTCAATCATCACCAGCAAAAGAGTTGAGTGATATAGCATTACTAGATACTGCTGGCTTGTACTTACTTCCAGGAAATATAGATTTATATCGAGTGGAAATGACATCAGGAGAAGGAAGGGAGTTCATATTAAAACGATATATTGATGATGTTCTTGCCAATGAGGGTTATGATTTCATCATCATTGACACCCCCCCAACTCCATCGATCTGGATGACTAGTGCATTGATAGCATCTGATCACTACATTATTCCAGTCAAGCCAGACCCATTATCAATAATCGGTATTGATTTGCTCAAAGCCATCATTGCGCGGAGAACCCAAGCTTTTGGACTCACTATCTCTTGCTTAGGGGTTGTGTTCACATTGATTGACCGGCCTGATAGTGTAAACCTCAGCACAGCCAGGTCAAATCTTGGGCAAAACCCAGTGTGGAGAGATAAATTAATTGAAGCGTATCTCCCCAAGCGTACAGTTTATGCTCGAGAACAATTAACATCGCCTTTTATTCTCTCAGGTAATGATTTTGATTTCAGAGAAGATATGAAAACGATTACCAATGAATTGATTCAGAGACTATAAAAATGAAAAACACTGATATTAAAAACTTGAAAAACCTCTCTATGAAATTAGAGAAGTTAATGTGGACATTAAGAGATCTCAATCCTAATGTTTTGAAAGATGCTGTAAATGTTATTAATGACACCATCAAATATGATAGTGATCGTTTTAACTCTGGCGAAAAAATAGACGCTATTGGCAACAAGGTTATCTCCAGAAAAAACCCGAACAAAGGAGTTCTAATTGGTGTTCTCCCAAGACTTCTACAAAATAAAGATTTATTCCCTCAAAATGAAGACATATATGATTTCGCTCGAGCAGCGTTAAACTTAAACATTTCAAGATATGAAAAAAGGTCTCGCTATGAGTTAATTGGGATGCTCATATGCACAATAAATGAACTAGATGAAGACGATTTGTCTTATCTTGTGACAGCTTTAGATAAAATAATAGATGATGGTGAGGAATTGAACAAAGTTGTCATTGACAAGAAAAACAATTCTTTTTCTTGGAATGAAGCCATTCAGAAATGGTATAAAAAATAATGAGCAGAATAATCGCAAATGATTTCGACAGACTGTTAGATTACATAAGACAGTACTCTATCCCTACTGAGATTCAAAATGATGCTCTAAAGAGAGAGTTAAAAAAAGGGCATAAGTTATATTTGTGCCTTTTGTTTCTATGGAATAGATTAAATTTATTACATAGAGAGAATCGGCTGTCTCTATGTAACACATCCATTTCTGACACACTGACATTAAATTACATGGAAGAGGCTATTTCAGATATTGGAAGTGGCTTTTCATGCTGTATTCATGGTAATTACAAACCTGCTTTCATGATGTTGAGAAGCAGTATAGAGAACTATTTAAGGTTCACTTCATGTGAGTTTAACCATGAGGCTAAAACCACAACAATCATAAGCAACCTTTTTGAAATAGCTAAAGACACACCTATTTTTGAAGGTCAAAACAGGGACTATCTTAACCAACTCAGACAGATTTATGGTGAGCTTTGCGCTTATACACATACAGCATCTATTACTCATATGACACGTATTCATGCCATATCTCACTTCCCCAGATTCGATAGAGAAAAACTTGTCGAATGGAACCAAAAGGCATTAGCCATATCTAATATAATCCTTCATTCAACATTGTTATCCAATAGGCAACTCTATACAAATGCACACTACAAAACAAAAGAGATTTTAGAAGAAATGTTGCCAAAAACACTTTGTAGAAGGTTAAATGGTGTAGATCAGATATACCCGATGCCTCCTTCTTTACCAGCTACCACTGAAACCTCTGTTTAATGGTGTTTAAAACTGCTTAAGCGAAGCTATGGTGCTAAAAGCATAGGTTGCCCACTACTTCCCCTATGTTCCACTGAAAGCGAGTCATAGACGTCCAGAGACTAGATGCTTCTCCAGCGTCTCCAGCACGCTCTGCTGGTCTGCTTCCGACAATCCCAGATAAGGGCGCTCTGGCAGATGGATCTCCTCACGGCCGAACTGGTGGGCGGCACCATATTCCTGCGGGGTGCCAAAGTAAAGAGAGCGGGGATCGGGCTGGGCAGCCAGCAGTTCTGGCAACGCGCTGACCGCAGCCACACCGTTCCCCTGCTCCAGTGCAGCGAGCCGTGCCAGCAAGCTGGCCAGATAGTCGCTCGCCTCTACCAACCCCACCATATTGAGCACACTCTCGTTATTTGCCATCTGATTCCCCCTGCTGCTTGTTATGCCAGTGCTCGTATCCTGCGCCCAGTGAAAATTGGGCAGCCAGGTCAAATATCACGGTTTATCAACTTTTATCATTAAATCATCAATGGTATAAGATTATGAATTAGTTAACATTTCTCTCGTCATCACACACACAAGGGAGAATGTTATGACCAAGCAATCAAACCACAATGCCGATATCAGCAACCCCAACAAAGGCTCGAACGGTACCAACCCTACCTATGACCGTAATCAGGGGAACCGTGGCTGGCAATTGAATCCGCAGACCCCGAAAAGCGGCGGCAAAAAGTAAGAAAGAGGCACCGGGGGGCTCGCCCCCCCTTATCTGGATCCCTATGACACAAAACGAGCAATCCACCAGCGCCAAACGCCCCTTTAAACAGACTCGGGCCCTTATCCGGCTCGCCCTCAACGATGGTCTTACGCAAAAAGAGATCGCCGCACTTTGCCGAACCCAGCAATCTATTGTCAGCGCGTGGGCAAAAGGGACGAAACTGGCCAATGAGGGGCAACTGACCGAATTGCTGACCCGCTATGGCCATACGCTGCGCCGCCAATCCTTTCGCCTCTATTGGTCTATCGACGATGAAACCAAGACGAAGAAATTTTATCGGGTTGAGGGCAAGGTGATTTTCCAGCACATCTTCTACAACCTGCGGCGCGATGCCCGCAGCGGAAAACAGCACAAGATCAACCCGGAAGAGCGCCTGATTGTGCATCACCAAGGGCAGGATACCTTTCGAATAGTTTTTCAAGCGCGCATTCAATTTAACGATGGGCTGTTACTCGATAGCCATCAGGATGATTCGATTTGGTTCTCATCCATTTCTCCCCCACTAACTTGCAAACAACTGGTGGGCCACCTTGATAAGGCCAGCGCTGAAATAGCGTCCACATGGCCTAGCGATGCTCACACTGTCCCCTTTCTGATCCGCCAAGCCCTGCTGCAACACGGCTTCCAGGTGGAAGGGATTGAGGAGTTCCCGGCACAGTGGTAGCCTCACCGGACACCCAAACAGGTGTCAGAGCACCTTAACGCTCTGAAAGGCGGCAATACCGCCACAGATTTGAGCACTCTTGCGAGTTAAGCCCTGTGAACAGCCCTTTGCTCTCACGGCGCGATTCAAATCGACAAGGGGTATGCAGGCGGCTCATACAGAGCTAGGCGAACAGGTCACCCAGTAGCCGAAATGGCTGTATACCAACAGGGATAGGGGTGGGCGCGATACCCAAGCCGTCAGTATCTGGCCGCTTGGGTATTTTTATTTTCCCCCCTGCAACCTCCCCCTCACCCCAACCCTCTCCCGCAAGGGGAGAGGGGGCTAAAGAAGAGCGGAGGCTAAAAACAGCAGCCGCCATCACCCCTCCCCTTTATCAGCTGGCGGCTTGCTGACCGACGTAGCGGCAACCAGTTGCGGCTCATCGGGTTCAGCCTGCGGGATCTGCATCTTCTTGTGGGCCCAGTCGAGCGGGATGCGCATGCCGCAGGCGGCCAGCTTGGGCAGGCTGTCGGCATAACGGCAGATATCCTCCGGCTCAGTTACATCAAACTCCAACCGGGGACTACGGCGCGGCCCCTGATAACTCTTGCCGTTCAGGGCATAGAGGGGATAGACCAGATCGCGGGTCAGGGTGGCGGCCAGCTGACGCAGGTCGGCATCCCGTACCTCCTGGCGCACCTCGTTATGGACATTGCCCAGAGCATTGGTCGAGCTCTTGCCGTCGGCCTGCGAGGTCAAGGTGCCCCCCAGAATGGCCTTGCTCATGGAGCGCTCGCACCAATCCATCATCACCACAAAGGGATCAGCCTGACCGCTGGCGGCGTTCTGGAACTCAATCTCCATCCCGCGCGGGATAATGCCCCCGGCGTTATGGCCGATGGAGAGCACCGCCTGCAGCAGGGTGGCCTTCTCTTTCTCGGTCGCCCCTTCCGGGTATTTCCCCAGCCGCACCGGCAGGCCGTAGATCTCCAGAAACTCGGCGAGATCCCGCACACTGTAGTTCTTGAACAGAAACGGCCAGACCAGGGTGCGGACAAGGCCGGTGCGGGCCAGATATCCCGATTTGGACTTGGCCTTGTGCAGCAGCCAACCAAACGGGTTGAGGGCTACCCCTTCATGGCTGTTATCCCGCAGCCGCAACTGGTTGCGATCATCAGGGTGGGTCTGAAACCAGGCGGGATCGCGCCAGATGATGCCCTTGGGAAGCTGCAACCCCTCCACCAGCTCCCAGCCGCAGAACTCCTGGGCACAAAACCCCTTGAGTACCGCATCGGTGGCGTCAAAGATGGCATCATCAAACCAGGTAAAGTCCTCAATCAGCTCGCGGATCATCTCGCTGTCGCGCTTCTCCGCCGAGGTGGCGTTGCGAGGCGGCTCGATTGTCCAGCTCACCCCCAGCAGAGCGCGGCGACGTTTGCCGAGTTCACTCTGCAGGTGGGCGTCTTTCTCCTCCATATCTTCGGCCAGCTCGCACTGGGCGATCAGTCCCCCCTCCTCGGCCTCTTTCAGTGCAGCAGCCGCTTTGCCTGGGGTCAGCCCGATGGTCGGATGATCGCTGTAGTGACGGCGCAGCTGGGCCAACTTGGCATCGTTCTCGGTCTGCGGCTCTTTTTCCAGGCTCATGGCTTTGCCATGGATATCAATGATCCTGCCCATTACCAGGCTCCTCGCTCATATCGGTGATAGTCATCGTTGTTGTCGCTGCCATGGCCATCACGCTTACCTGGTAGTGGGGTGAACTCGATAGCGCCCCCCTCCATCCAGCTGGCCCGCACCGCCATGGCCAAGGCCACCGCAAAGTCACCGTGGCGCTGTTGGCCCCCTTGGCCGGTGTTCTTGCCCTTGTCGATCTTGGGGATGCCGTTGATGACCTGGATTTTCCCCAAGTCATCCTGCACGTCTGCATGGCGCGGGATGGTCAGGTTGCCATCCTCAAACTCAGCCTTGAGCTTGGGCATCCACTCCCGATACCAGGGGTCATTGAGCATCACGCACTCAATCATCCCGGCCCCCCAACGCAAGCGGGCAGCCTCTGCCAGATAGCCGCCGTTACCGGTGGCATCGAAGGCCGCCGCAGTGAAACGGTGCAACCCCTGCAGCAGGTAGAACAGGATCTGGCGCTGGCTCTCATAGGGGGAATTGACCAGCTCCACCACAAAAGGCACCCGTTTGCGCAAGTTGGTGGCGAGGGAGAGCGGCACGAATACCGACAAATCCCCCTTGCGGGCGAAGTCCTCCCCCAGCACATGGCGGCAACTGCGATCGAGCGTATCCAGACAGGGCTTGAGGTTCTCCTCGCACCAGATATCCACCAGCGCCTTGCGGGCCTCCTCGCTCTGCAGCTCGAAGTCTTTGGGGGCGGTAAAGCGCAGGATGGGGATATCCGGTTGCATCGCTCGCTCGATCAGGGTGCGCTTGATATAGACGCCGCTGCTCTGCTTGGGTACGCAGAAATACTCCTCAAGGGCATCCTCTTCGGTGGCGGTGGCCTTGAGCAGCCCCGCCTTCCAGGCGTCCTCGGCTTCCTGTGTCCAAAGGCCGCCCTTGACCTGGCAGATCCGGCGATAGAGCCCCTGGCGGCAAGCATCGTCCAGGCTGATGGTATGGATGGAATACGCTTTACGGCCCGCTCGGCTGTCGTTGATGAGCTGGTTAAACAGGTTATCGACGCCGTTATGGGTACTGATCAACCGCACCTTGGCGCCCCACATGGTCAGCGCCATGGCGGCCTTCAACACCTCGGCCAGTCTGTCGTGGAATGCGGCCTCGTCGATGGTCACATTGCCCTGCATCCCCCGCAGGTTGGAGGGGTTGCTGGAGAGCGCCTGCACCTTGAAACCAGAGGCGAAATAGACCACGAAGGTGAGGATCGTCTTATCCTCGTCGTCGGTGAACACCTCCTCCTGGATCTCACCGGCTGCCTTGTTGTACGCCTTGGCCCACATCGCCACTGCATCGATAAACTCGCGGGCCATCTCCTTGTTGCTGCCCACATAGAAGTGGTGGCAACCGCCAGCCGTTTTGGTCTTGGAGGCCGTCAGGGCAGCGTCGGCCGCCTCCGCCCAGGTGATACCGGTGCGGCGGCTCTTCTCGGCAATCTTGAGCGGGCTCTCGTCGGCAATCCAGATGCGCTGGTATGGCAGCAACACCTCGTCGGGGTTGTATTCGGTACCCAGGGTCTGGGCTAACTGTTGGGCGATAGGGGTCTGAGCAATGGCGGTCATCAGGCAATCCCCAGGATTTCGCGGCGAATAGCGGCAGCAGCCTCACCACTCAAGCCCGCCTGGGTCACGATGGCTTCGGTCTTGGCAGCCACCTCTTCGGCAAATGCCTGGCGGATCTCTTTCTCCCGCTTATGACTCTGCATGGCGGTCGATTCGAGCCGCTGGGCCGCCAGCATGGCGTTTTTCAGCATGTCGATATCCACCGCCTCCTCCGGGTTCTGCACCTGAGCCAGCATCGCCTTGAACAGCTGAGAGCGGCCCAACTCCAGAATGAGCTTGGTGGTCTCTCCCATCGGCTTGTCGCCGAGCTGGGAGGTCAAGGCGGCCGTGGTTTCTCGCAAATCCCGCAGGTGCTGGCCGACCTGTTCAACCTGGCTGGCATGACGGCTTAACCCGGAGCGGGAGAGCTTGAGATCATCGGGCAGCCCCGCCTCCTCGATCAGGCCGTTGATCTCATCCAGGATGGCAGCCTGACTGTTGCCCTTGTCCCGCAGCATCTCGTTGAGCGCGTTGCGGATGGACTCAGGCAGCAGCCACACCTTGCTGGCGCGGCCTCGGGTCGGCTTATCGGCCATGCTTAATCCTCCGCCCTGGGTTTCTTGACTCCGGGCACCGTTGCACGGCCCTCTGCTGCGTCCTGCCCCCGACCGGTCAGGTGAGCCACCTGCACCGTGGCCAGCCGCTCGATGCGCACCAGCCCCTGCTCTTCCAGCCAGGCCAACAGGGTCTTCACCCGATCCCGCGTTACCCGGCCGGTACCCAGCTGGTCAAGGCAGTCATTGAGGATTGACTCGTTGGCGGCACCACCGATATCCAGCAGGGAGCGCAGGATCACCAGCCTCTGCTGGGCGTCCAATATCGCTTGAATACTCATGGCTTCTCCTTCTGTACGGCGGCGAGCTCATTTTCCAATAGCAGATCGGCAAGGCGACGGGCTTGGCGCAGCTCCGGCTTCACCTCCCGCAACTCCCCTCGCAGCTCGCTGATCTCCAGCTGCAGCTTGTGCAGCTCACGCTCGCTCGGCAGATCAGCCAGAACCTGCTCCACCCGCTGGACTCTCTGCACCAGGGCCGTGAGGTCTTCGCGCTTGGCGTAGGTCTTGGAGAGCAAGATGATGACCACCAGACCCACCAAACTGGCCAATGCATAGAGCGGCCCCCAGTTCTTAACGATGAAATCCCACACGGGTCGCCTCCTTGCGCTCATACAGGGTCTGGCACTCGATACAGCGCTCGGCACCAGGCTCGGCTACAAGGCGGGAGATCGGGATGGCTTCGTCACAATCGCAGCAGATACCATCGCCGTGTGGCCTTGCCCTGTTCTGGTGGGCTTCGATAATGCGCCCAGTCCGATCGGCATCGGCCTGCTGGGCGCGGTCTATATGGTCTGTCACATGACCTCTCCCGGAGCCCATCCCATTAGGCTATTTCACTTGCCATTTTGGCCCTGGGCAGTGCTCGAAAGCCTCACGTACTGCATGTACGCTGCGGTTTCTGCGCGCTGTCCGAGACCAAACTGGTTGCGCCAATAACGCCTACTGGAACAGGCTCAAACAGTGTTTTAACGGACGGTATGGGTCGCCTTGATGCGGCCCCAGATGGCGAGCAGGCCACCCACCGCACTGGCCAGATCCACCAGGGTGGATGCCAGGCTAGCTTGGGTACCCGCATCGACCGGCACACCGAACAGGCCCGCAATACCGGCCCCCACGGCAATCACACCACCGATCACGGTGCGGCTTTTAAAGGCAGATTTCGCTTGAGGTAACAGGGAATCAGGCATGATGGACTTCCTTCTTCTTGGGTTGAAATAACTGAGGTTGGCAATGACGGGCACAGGCCCGCAGGCGATCCAGTTCGGTCACCGAACGCCACCCCTTCTCAAAGAGGGATTGACGGGTCTGGTGGTGGCTATAGAGCGGGATCGCCTTCGGGTCAGCGATCTGATTGGCCAAAGCGGCCTTGAGATGGGCTTTGCGCCCATCATTGAAGCAAGCGAGATAACGGGGGTTCTTGAGCTCAGGGATGCCAAAGCAACCCGCAGCCTGGATCGCGGCCGCCGCCTTCTGTTGCTTGATGGTCAGCACGCTCATGCCGCCACCTCGCCAACCACGTCGGAAAGGAGGTAGCTCTGCAGACGCAGCAGCCGGTTGATCCAGCCATCAGCATTGGCCCACTGGCTCGGGTCTTTGCGCACAATGCCGTGCATAAAGCTGGCCCGCTGCATCATCAGAGCCAGCAACAATTGGCACTCGCCCTTGGCGCCCAGTTGCTGCTTGAGCCTGCCTATCGACACCGGGCCAAGGCGACCATCTGCCATCACCCCCAAGACCTGCTGCAGCAGTTGGATGGCGCGTTTCGGCCCGTGATGCACCGCTGCATCAAAAACGGCGATAGAGAGGGCCGGGCTTAAGCTCGCAATCAGGTCACAGCGGGCGGGCGCCCAGTAGTTCTGGTGGTAAAAGGGCTCGGTATGGGCGGGGGTCAGATCACCGATAGCGATATCGGGTACCCCATCCCGATCGAGGTCGGCCTTGCCGTCCTTCTTGCCATCGGCGGCATCGGCGATGCCGTACTTGGTATGACCACCCCGGTCTGCCGGGTGGTTGACTTCCCCCCCTTCCACATCAGGACGAAGCAACCATTTAAGAGCGAGTGATAACATAAAGGCCCCTCGGTGAACTGCGTTATCAGCAGCGTACCGAGGGGCCTCTATGGCATGGGTTTATGGTGGGTTACTAACCTGTCAACTTCCCCAAGATAATACAAAAGCAGCGTTGTGATTATTCTCTATTATCTTCGCTGTTCGAGTGCTCAGCAGTGTTGCCATAAAGGCATGGTGCACACTCAATATTCGTTCTTGCAAATCTTGTTCTTGTTCCAACAAAGTAACTTTCAAGCCTATATCATGAGCCTGCTGATAATGGATATGACGCGAATGCTCTTTTGTTTCTTTGGGATTGTTCAATGCAGCCATGACCTTTTCGATCAGTTGATTTTGTTCTGGCTCTGTGAGCCCACTGAACATTCCACTTCTTAGCCACTCAGGTACAAGTTGCCTTGCAAGCTCAATAGCTCGCTCGCAATCTTCAAGAAAAGCTGGGGGATATTTCTGTAACATCGACTGCCAGAGAGGGATGGTATGAGGGAACCTTTTTATGTCCTCCGTAGCACGTCGAAACTCATCAAATACTGAGAATGCTGACGTACCACGCACATGAGGGTCAAATGGGCCAATGCTTGATTGATGACCCATGTAGATATCCTTACAGGCACACGCAATCATTGTACCTGCGGACATTGCCATCTGAGGAACAATTGCACGAATATCATTTCCGAACTTTTGTTTCAGATAATACACCAATGATTCTGCCGCTGTGATACTTCCGCCAGGTGTGTGTAAAAGAAGATCAAGCCCTCGGCTACAATCCATTGAAGAAACAGCATTCATTAATCCATTTTTGTCCATATCATCTATGGACAAATTTGCAGTGCCAGCAGGCGCAGACAACCACGCAGAATAGTAACATATAACATTCCTGTTAGTATGTTGACTAAGCGCATCTATGTACTCTCTACGTACATCATCAAAAGGATTAGGCGAGCCTGCGCTTTGCTTTTCAGCAATAGCTTGCAATACGTGATTAAAACTTGGCAAAGATATCCCCTAATAAAGATAGGTGTAATTGAGGGGATCATATCAACTTTTTATTTACTCAAGAATAGGCAGCACTCGATCTTTTTAGGATACGAATGCTGCCTAACAATATTAAGTTAGGCTGCCCCGAAAGCCCCAGCATGTGAGGTGCTGTTCACGACTAGAGGCTGAGCCATGATAATGGTTCCATTTGAGCAACTCACGGTTACAGAACCCTGCATTTTGAAATATTCATGCCCAACTGTGGTTGCAAAATGAGAACCATACTCACCATTAGGTAAGTTAAGGTCATCAGCCTTCACAATTTCACGCTGCATTTGTACCAATCTTGTTGTGGTCATATCCCAGCCTCACCGACTCTTCATACCAATACAACATCTTGTGTTTTATCTTATAAAAAACACTACATATTGTGTTTGTTGTTATCTTTAAGACACTAAAGCCCCAAAAAAGGGGCTTTTTAAAAAATCTCGACTTGAAACGTAGTTTAAGATAGCCAAGTAGAACTTACAACACAGGTTATCCACATATGATGTGGCATTGTGGATAGTTCCTTGATTGAGCTCACAAAAATAGTGAATGTCAATCGATCGTAAGCTCTATTTGATACTTTAATCGTGACAACCTTCTTTGTTCCGCTACCACTGAATAGGTTTGCGGTACTGAGAGGCAATACTTGCGGGCAAGCTGGTCGATATTGCGGCCGTTGAACTCATCCCAGATAGCCCTATCCCGCAGCGCAGCCTTGAGATGATCCCCGGTAGGGATGTAGTAGGCACGGCCCCCCATATAGTGGGCCTGTACCAGCGCCAGCTTTCGGGCCTGAGCCTTGGCAAGCTCCTGCTCCATCCCCCCTCTGACCAATTCGCAGGACAGCACATCAACCAGTTCGCTCAGGGCCTTGGGCCATTTGGCCGTCAGCTCGGAGGCCGGGATCTGGTCGAGGCGATCAACCAGTTGCCCCAGTGAGGCGTGATCATCGGCAAAGAGATCCTGATTTTGTTCCATGACTCCCCCGGCAAAACAGAAAATGCGGTGCGCCGATTAGAACACAGGCCATTTTATGCGCACATTTTTTAGCGCATACTGAGTCCCTCGTTATCAAAGGGAGATTGAGACGAATGAAATGGAGCGAACGATTGGTTGAATGGCTGCTGGATCTAACGGCGAAAAGCCAGCGAGACCCCTATGCTCTATGGCCTGCGGTCATTGCTTTTATCATTGCCTTTGGGTTGGCCATTTTCCCTGCGTTCTTAATCAGCAACCTTCCAGCTCAAGGCCCGATGCGAGATGGGATGATCGATATAATGCAAATAATCTGGGTCGCCTCAGCAGTAGTTGGCCTGATCATCTTGGTCAAAGGGGTAATGATCACTCTGGCTCGGCTAGAAAAAGCAGGGCGTATTCCTGATTAACTCAGGTACGACTGCTCCACTTTTTCAGCGCCTCCAGCACTTTGACCGCCAGAGGCGCATCCAACCATCCTACCTCGGCCACCCCTACCCCACCGTTTAAACGGGCAGTCATCCGTTGCACCCAATGGTTTAATGCGGTCTCCGAACCATCCCTGACGATGCCAAGGCGGGTCATCTCGCACCAGATGGCCCTGATCTTGGCAATTTCATTGACCCTGACGTGGCTACCGGCCGCAGGACTCAACCGTTTGTTGGCCGTATGGCGAGCAGGCTTGGGAATAAAGCCCGCCGCCTTGAAAGCAGCCAGCACCTGTTCCAGCTCCTGTTCGCTTAACAGGGCGGCGCTACGCTTGCCGGTATGGCTGGCCAGCAGGTCGCGGTAAGACTCGTCATCAAGTGCCAACGCACGGCGCCCTACCTGTACCAACCGGATCAATCTGCTGCGTTTATCCATCAGCTATCCCCTCCCCGTTCCGCCTTGCTGTCATAGTGCTGCCCGGCCACCCTCAGCTGTTGGTAGTGCTCATTGAGGCACCCCCTGCACCAGCTGGAGAGCCGGGAGGCATCACTCGCCACACCAAAAAACTCGGTATCCCATGGCCAGAACTCGCCACAACGGGGGCAGCGCTGCTCCAGCCCCAGTTCGGTGATGCAGGCCCGACCGCTTTGCAGGCGGCGAGCCAGAATATGGGGGGCCAGCAGGGGGCTATAGATGGCCATGGCGATCCCCGGTTTCGTGTACCCCACCACAATCTCTGGCCGATTTGGCCTGCTGCAGCTCGGCCACCAGTTGCCAGCGCATCTGGCAGGCTTCTCCGGCCAGCGCATGAAAACCACGGGCGCGTGCCTCTTTATCAAACTGCTTGAGCTGTTTGCACACAGCCCGTTTCTCAGCCGCTACCAGTGCAATGGCTGCGCTGCTGAATATCTTGGTAAGTCGAATATCCATCTCTGTTTTGGTCATCGCCGTGCTCCTTGTATCAAGACGGTGAAGACCTGGGCCCAGATCGTTTGGTTGCTCATCAGTACCCGGCCACCACACCGGATAGACAGGGCGGCAATGCCGCCCCGTTTCGCATCAGGCCATTAATCGAACTGCAGTGGCGTCACCCCTTGATACTCCTCGGCATTGAGGGGGGCTGGCCCCAACCCCAGCGCCCAGAGCAAGGCGGCCTTGATGCCATCCTCATAGGTGTCGTCGGGGTAGCAGGTGCCCTCTGTTTCGGTGATCTGCTCACAGAGCAGCAGTTGCTCTTCGGCTTTTTCCACGTTGATTTCCATCACGCCTCCTCCCTATACCTTGGCCAGATCCAGGCTCATCTGGATGTAACGCCCGTGGGCGTCACGCTCATAGAGCCGCAGATATTGGCTGGTACCAGTCACTTGAATGGCATCGGCGATCGCCTGCATGGCCTGCTCCCAGTCGGCGTCTTCGATGTTGAGCTGACGAAGGGAGAGCACCTGGTTAACGTCGATATGACCGGCTTTGGAAACCCGAAAAGCGTGGTCAACCAGGGCCCGCAGTTTAGGACTGGCCCCATCGCTCCAGCGGGCGATGCACTGGTCGATCAGCACCTTGGCAGCCTGGATCCGTTCATCAAATTTGCGGTGCTCCCCCACCGCCCGGATCAGCTTGTAACGGCCATCAAAACTGAGCAGGGTCACGTTGCCCTTGGTACCGCCCCACGCCACGCCGTACTGCTCGGATGACAGGTCAACAAAGTCGTTGATCTGCTGCATGGCGCCAATCTTGAAGGCGGCCAGCTGTGAACGCTGCTCGCGGGCTGCCGCAATGATGCCCATCACCACTTCATCGCGCAGCTTGTCAGCCGGAGTGATCAGGTTTTCCGGTACCCAGTGCCCTTGGGCGTTCTGGCGCATCGGGGTGGTACTGCCGGTTTGTGCTTCTTGCATAGGCTTCTCCTTAATGGATCTTGTTGCTGCCGGGCATCTGATAGCACACGGCGGCAGCCTGCTGTTTCACTGGGCCGAGTACCTGCTCTTCCAGGTGAGTCGCACGGCAAAATTCGAGGAACTTGGGTAATTGGCGCAGCACGACCTTGGCCAGTGCTTCGTCTTCGATATCGAGCTCTATCTTGGCCATCTCCATTCTCCTTATTGGCGCCAGTGCAGCAGGCAGCCGCCAAAGCGCACCAAGGCGACCTCCCGAACCACGCCAGCCAGGCATTCGCGGCTTAATACGGCGCGGGCCTTCATTGCTTGTGGCAAAGGGCCAGTGACGGCCAGCAGCGGGGTGTGGCGCACCTGGCTGGTGCGGACTTCATATCCTCTGGCCGTCAACCAGTGGCTGAGCTGTTCGGCAGTCTTGTGCAAATTGCTGCGCAGATGCTTTTTCATCCCGTTCTCCTTGTGATTCATCACCGGGCCCACTGCTTATTCCGAGCCCAACCCCTGCCAACCGTTATTTGCCTTCTTGCTTGTCGAGCAGTCGGTTGTATTTGATACCCATGATTTTCAGCTCTTCCGCCAGCAACTCACTCAGGATGCGCAGCGACGAACTGGCATTCTCGCCATCGCTCTTGGCCTGACGGCGTAACCTGGAGAGGGTGGCCTCGGCGTCATAGCGAGCCGTTTTCTGCGACCCTTTGCCCTGCTCTACCGATAACCGCATCGGGCGGCGCAGTTGTTGCTCCTCCGTCAGCTGGCTATGGGGACAACCTGAGCGGCAAGCCTTCCAGAGCTTGATATCCATCGGGCTGCTACCCACGTCACTGGGGCCACGGCGTTGATGGGCAAGGCACTGGTGAGCCGGGATATCCCCCAGAATGGGACACCTCACCTTGTTGCCCATCAGTGCCCCTTCCACCAGGGTCTGTACCCTTGCCATATCGCCGGGATACTTTTCGTTGCAGACCTGGCTGATGGTGGTGCGAGAGAGCCCAAGCTTCTCGGCCACCTGGGCCAGCGAGCTGGCCGCCACTTCGGCCTGCAACACCTCAAGCCACGTTTCCATGAGGTGCCTCCTTCACATCAAACTGATAAAAATGCTGCTCGTTCTGATCCCAACATCCCCCCTGTTTTGCTCGCACCATGGGAGCAAAACGTCCGGTATCACGGATCAACTGGTAGCGGTTCTGATCCCCTTTCACCTTGAAGCGCTCTATCTTGTCCACCAGCCGGACATATCCAGCCCTGATCAAAAAGGTGGTGTAAGTGCTGGCGCCACTGTCATCGACCCCAGAGGTAATCGCGAGGTCACTCAGAGTGAAAAAACGGCTGATCTTCATGGTGTTCCACATCTTTTGCTGCACCGTTTTTCGATGAATACGGCGCTTTTTCCGATGCTTTGTCTGGCGATTCCCTGAGCCAAACTGCGGCACGTTAGATGGGTCAATCACCTGATAGCGGCTCCCGCGAAACGATATCCGCCGACCAAACGGCTTTTGATACACGCAGCGCAAATGGCTACTTGCCAGCCAACGGCGCACAATCAGATAGACATTTCCCAGCTTGAGCTGGCTCCCCTCTACCAGCTCAAACAAGTCGAAAGAGTCCTGCTGACACATCCAGTGCCATGCTTCTTCTGCATTGCTATTTCTGATTTTTCCAACCACTGGAATCCCTCCCGTGCTTTGTTTTTATTGGCTGTAGCCTGACGGCTAGCGGCTGCGACGCACGTCATGGAGCAGCTCGCTGGCGTCAACGTCCTCCAGCCGGATAATCCGGGCATCAGAGGCCATCGCCATTTTTTCAATCTTGTCGAGGGCCGAGACGATGGTGCGCACCACGCCATTGGAACGCTTGCGGATCAGATCCAGCAGTGCATCGTCGATCTCCACGTCCACCTCCAGCATTTCGCTGGCAATCAGGGACACGTCATCGAGATCGGCCGGTTTGAATTCGATCCACTGGGAGATGCGGTTAAACAGCTGCTTGCGCTGGCTGATCCGACGGGCAATCTCTTCCATCCCGACCAGGATCAGGGGTTGTTCGGTGGCATCGTAGATATCGCGCAGGGTCTCCATGATGCGGGCATTGCCGACCACGTAATCGGCCTCGTCCACGAAGATGGCCAGCTCTTCGGCACGGACGGATTCGATGATGCTATCGACCTGAGCACGCAAGTTATGGCGCTGGGGAATGCCGATCTCTTTGGCAATCTGTTCCAGCAGGCTGGTCACCGTGTCGGCCTTGTAGCAGCGGACATAGATGCCGTTCACTTCGTCCTGGTTGAACAGCCATTCCACGGCGGTGGTCTTGCCAAAGCCGGAGGGGCCATGGATCAGACCAATGCCCGGCACGATGCTGGAGCGGTTGAGCAAGTTGTCGAGCAGCTGCTCGGTCTTGATCATGTTTTTGACTTCAACGATCTTGTGTTTCATAGTGGGTTTGTCCTTTGTTTTTGGGCCTTTTCGGGCTACTCGCTAACCTTTTGCCTGGGTGCGGCGGGTAGCCCGAACTTCATCCAGATGGCGGTTAATGCGTTTTGCCATCAGCTTGTGGCTGTAGAGGTATCGGGTCAGCCACTCCTTCTCCCGCTCTGTCAGCGGGGTATCCAGCTCCCGCTCTGCCAGATAGATGGCTTGCTCGTACTCGGTCTTGAGTGCTCTCGATTCCTGCCCTGCGGTGGCTTGCGCCCGCAGCGCTTTCGCTTCTCGTCTGGCTTCTATGGCGGCCAGTTCTGCCGCATTGAAACGGGCGGGTTCAGCGGGCGTTGAGACCCCGGTGAGCGCGGCCAATGCCGGGTTATCGAGGGTGAGATCACGACGGCTGAACGCTTCAATACCCTTGGCCTGGTCGACGAAGTGGCGCACCACATCCTGATGGAGCTGGTCGATGCCAAAGGTTTTGGCAAGGTTGCGCATCTCGCGGCGAAAACTGGCCAACGCCTTGGCATCGGCTTTTTTGGCCGCCCGGAAGGCATCGGGACTGATGCCATTGCCCAGCAGGTCGATGTTGATAGCCTCGATCCGCTCGTTCCAATCGCCGGTGCGGTACAAGATGGCGCGGCCCACATCGCTCGGATCGAGAAAGACGCTGACCCGCTGGCTCTTCCAGTTGTGCTCCAACAGTTCGGGGGCGCTGTATTTGAGGCCACCGGCCTTGATAAAGCCTTTGGAGACAGTCGCCTCGCCGATATGGTTGAGCAGCAGATCCAGCGCAGCTTCATCGGGAATGGCGCGGCGCTGGTAACGAGCCAGCTGGTACTTTTCATTGGGACTGACCCCGAGGGCACTGTGCTTGCGGTTGTGGTAACGGGCATCGAGCCAGTTATCGAGCAGGGTTTGCAGTTCGGCGGCCGTCATGGCCAGCTCGTAAATCTCTTTTTGTGCATCCGGTTTGCGCTTCTCCTCCAGCCGCTGGGCAAAGCTCTTGCGCGCCTCGATCACCTGACGGTCTGCCACGCAGTGGCCGATATAGGAGGGCAACAGCTCGATCAGGCCATGGCTCAAGGTGCGGAAAAAGCGCTCGATATGGGGTTTCTCCCACCCTGAATAGGCGTTGGAGCGGCTGACGTTCATACCAAGCAGAGTGCAGATGGACATGACCCGCTGGCTCACGTAATCAGAGCCGTTATCAGTGCGCATCACGCCGTTATCGTTGAGCGTGCCCCAGGCCAGCAGGGTCTTGCGCAGCAACAGGCAGATCCCCTCGCTCGATGAGCTCTTGGCTACAAGCAGACGGACGCGGCGGGTATACACATCGATCACCGCGATGATGCTGTGACGACCATCCACCAGCATCGCATCGACCGGAGTGCTATCGAACTCCCAGACGTCGTTGGGCTGGGCCATCCAGGGGTACATCTCCTCGATCGCGCTGCGGTATTTGTTGTTGTAGGCATCCGGGTTGGTGGTATAGGTAAACGCCACCTTGTTCTCTGCCAACCATTTCACCATCCAGCGACGCAAGGAGGATTGGCTGGGGATCTGCCATCCCAGCTGATTCATTTCGCTGTATTGGCTAGCCAGTTCGTGCAGTGCCCCCCACTTGTTGACCAAATGGGGCTTGGTGGTGACCAAGGCGGTGAGAAACTGGGCCAGATCCGGGCTCTGTTCGACGGTTGATGGCCGCTCCCGCTGATAGTTGCCAGCCAGGGCTGCGGGGCCTTCATCCGCCAGCGCACTTTGCCAGCGGCGCAGGGTGATCAGACTGAATGGCTTTTGCCTTTCATAAACGCTGACAGGCAGGGCGAGAGTGCGGGCACGGTATGCCTCGATAAAGGCACGGCGACCCACCTCCCCTTGCTGGCAAGCGTGATAGGGGGCCAGGAAGATATCGGCGGCCTGCAGGATCAGCAGTCTGGCATCGACCTTCTGGCGAGCCCCCTCCCCCAAAGTCAGCAATTTGCGGCCTGCCTCCGGTTTGACCGGCACCTCGCGCGCCAGCAACTTGGCCATAGCCTTGCCACCCGCTGCATGATCGGTCACTGCATGGCCTTGTGCGGCCACAGCCTGTTCTGCCAGGTAACGGCGGGTTTCAATCGGCAGTGAGCCAATGTGGTATTCGGCCCCTTTGCCTTTCTCGCGCTTGCGGCTTTGCCATTCTTCACGCTCGGCCTTTTTGCGTACACCATCGGGGTAAGCGGGCATGCCGACCAATCCGGCCAGCGCCTGGGCGGTGTACCAGGTGCTCAT